GAGCGTCGGCAAGAGCTTCCGCACCATGCTGCGCCAGATGGCGGCCGATATCGCCGCGTCGCAGATCTCCAAGCTGGCCGGCACCGCGTTGAGCTGGATCGGTGGTGCGATCGGCAGCATGTTCGGCGGCGGCTCGACCGCCCTGCCCGGCTACAGCCCGATGGCGGGTGGCAGCGCGGGCAACTACGCCGCGTCGATCTTCTTCGACGGCCCGATGGCCGCCAAGGGCATGGCCTTGCAAAGCGGCATGCCACTGCGTGCCTTCGCCCGCGGCGGCATCGTCAACAGCCCCACCCTGTTCCCCATGGCCACCGGCACCGGCCTGATGGGCGAAGCCGGACCCGAAGCGATCATGCCGCTGGCCCGCGGGCCGGACGGACGCCTCGGCGTGCGCGGCGGCCGCAGCAGCGGCGGTGGCGGGGTCAACAACCAGATCAGCATCACCGTCAACGTCGGCGCCAACGGTAACGCGCAGAGCGATACGCAGGCGCAGAGCGACGACGCCGGCCGCCAGCTCGCATCGATGGTGGAAGGCAAGGTCAAGGAAGTCATGGCGCGCGAGCAGCGCCAGGGCGGCATTTTGTGGAGGATGCAGCATGCCTGAAGTCTTCGGGTGGATTCCCCAGGTGGAGCCGCAGGGCCAGACCACCTTCCGCGTGCGCAGCGCGCAGTTCGGCGACGGTTACACCCAGACCGTGACCGACGGCATCAACAACCGCGTGGACAGCTGGCCGCTGTCCTTCGACGGAGACGGCAGCTATATGGCGCCGATCAAGGACTTCCTCGATCGCCATGCCGGCGCTGCCTCGTTCCAGTGGACGCCGCCACTGGGTGCGCCGTCGCTGTTCCGCTGCGCCGGCTACACGCTGGTGCCGCGCGCCGCCGGCTACTACACGCTGTCGGCGACCTTCCAGCAGGTGTTCTCGCCATGACCATCTACGCCGATATCCAGAAGCTGGAGCCCGGCGCGGAGGTCGAGCTGTTCGAGCTGGACGCGCGCTCGATCACCGGTGGGGGCGCAGCCGACGTGCTGCGCTTCCACGGCTATACGCAGGTCGGTTCGATCTGGTGGCAGGGGCTGGAGTACTCGCCCTGGCCGATCCAGGCCGAAGGTTTCGAGCTCAATCCCGACAAGCCGCCGATGCCGATGCTGAGCGTGGGCAACGTGGACGGACGCATCACCGCGCTGTGCCTGGCCTACCAGGATCTGGTCGGCGCGCTGCTGGTGCGCCACCGCACCTTCGGTCGCTACCTGGACGCGCGCAACTTCGCCGATGGCAATCCCACCGCGGATGCCACGCAGGAGTTTCCGCCGGACAAGTGGTTCCTCGAGCGCAAGGCCAGCGAGACCAACCAGGTGGTGCAGTTCGAGCTGGCCAGCGCGCTGGACTTCGGGCAGCAGCAGCTGCCGGGGCGCACGATCATCGCCAACAGCTGCAGCTGGCTGCAGCGCGGCGGTTATCGCGGGCCGTACTGCGGCTACAGCGGCGGCCCCGTGGCGAAGGCGGATGACACGCCGACCAGCGATCCGGCACAGGATGTGTGCGGTGGGCGGTTGTCGTCGTGCAAGCTGCGTTTCGGCCAGAACAACCCGGTTCCGTTCGGTAGCTATCCTGCAGCTGGCCTGTTGCGCACATGAACCCGGCCACCCTGGATGCCTTCCGCGCCCATGCAGTGGCCGACTATCCGCGCGAAGCCTGCGGACTGGTGGTGGTGGTCAAGGGGCGCGAGCGCTACCTCGCCTGCCGCAATCTTGCCACTACGCCGAGCGAACATTTCGTGCTCGCGGCCGAGGATTACGCGGACGCCGAGGAGGCCGGCGAGATCGTTGCCGTCATGCATTCGCATCCCGATGCACCGGCGCGCGCGTCGGAAGGCGACCGGGTGGCGTGCGAGGCATCCGGGTTGCCGTGGTGGATCGTGTCGGTGACGCCCGGTGCAGATGGCCCGCCCCGGGCGGGCGAGCTGTCCTGTATCGAGCCAGGCGGTTATGAAGCACCTCTGGTCGGCCGGCCATTCCATCACGGCGTGCTGGATTGCTGGACCTTGTGCCGGGACTGGTATGCGCGCGAATGGGGGCTGGTGTTGCCGGACCCGGTGCGGCACGACAACTGGTGGGATGACGGTTGCTCCGATCTCTATACGGAGAATCTCGCCGCTGCCGGATTCGCGCCTGTCGCTGTCGGGGATATCCAATGCGGCGATCTGATCTTGATGCAGATTCGCAGCCGGAACCTCGTGCCTAACCATGCCGGCATTTATCTCGGCGATGGCTTGATGCTGCATCACATGTATGGGCGGCTTTCGAGCCGCGACGTGTATGGCGGGTATTGGCTGGAGAACACGAGACTGGTGGCACGCCACGCGAGATGAGGCGATCCGACAGCCCACACAAACACGAAAGCCCCGCTCCCGCGGGGCTTTTTATTGAACGGTGAATTCAATGCAACAACTACGCACTGTGCGCCTCTATGGCGTACTCGGATCGAAGTTCGGTAGAACATTCAGGCTCGCGCTCGACTCCAATGCGCCTTCGGAAGCCATCGCCGCACTGTCATCGCAGCTATCGGGCTTCCGCGAATTCCTGCTGAAGGCAAAAGATCGCGGCCTGGGTTTCTCGGTGTTTGTGGGAAAGAGAAACCTGAAAGAAGCGCAGCTAAATGAACCGAGCGGCACAGAGGATATCCGCATTGCCCCGATCCTGATCGGCAGCAAGAGCGGTGGTCTATTCAATGTCATTCTTGGTGCGGTCCTGGTAGTAGTCGGCGCCATTGGCTCCTATACCCCATGGGGACAAGCACTAGGGGGCAGTGTCTGGGGCTCGTACGTCATGTCGATGGGCATCTCGATGCTTGCCGGTGGCGTCGTCCAATTACTCTCGCCGCAACCAAAGGCAGCCAAGCCTGGCGACCGCCCCGACAACCAACCCAGCTACGTCTTCAACGGCGCCGTCAATACGCAGGCCCAGGGCAACCCCGTTCCCGTGCTCTACGGCCGGATGATCGTCGGCTCCGCCGTGGTCTCCGCCGGCATCCATGCCGAGGACTATGCGCCGGCCACCGCCGGCGTCGGCGGCGGCGTGAATCTCAGCGGCCGCGTGCTCAAGAATTTCTACGAGAGGTAGACATGACTTCCACTCTTCAAGGCGCCAAGGGCGGCAGCAAGCAGCGCACGCCCGTCGAGTCGCCGGACAGCCTGCGCTCGATCGCCTATTTCCGCATCCTGGACCTGGTCAGCGAAGGCGAGATCGGTGGCCTGGTCAACGGGCTGCAGTCGATCTTTCTCGACGAGACGCCGCTGGCCAATCCGGACGGCTCGCTCAACTTCCAGAACGTGCACGTGGAAACGCGCACCGGCACGCAGGACCAGGAGGAAGTGCCTGGCTACCCGGCGGTGGAGAACGAGATCAATGTCGGCGTGGAGCTAAAGCAAAGCACCCCGTGGATCCGTTCGCTCAGCAACACCTCGCTGTCGGCGGTGCGCATCACCATCGGCGTACCGGGCCTTTCCAAGGCCAATACGTCCAACGGCGACATCAACGGTTACTCGGTGCAGTACAAGATCGAGGTGCAGACCGACGCCGGCGCCTGGCAGCTCGCCTACAACGGCGCGATCACCGGCAAGACCACCAGCAAGTACCAGCGCAGCCACCGCATCGACCTTCCCGCTGCGCAGAACGGCTGGAACGTGCGCGTCACGCGCATCACGGCGAATGCCAACAGTTCCGCGATCGCCGACATCACCACCATCGACAGCTACACCGAGGTGATCGATGCCAAGCTGCGCTATCCGAACAGCGCGCTGCTGGGCATCTCCGGCGACGCGGCACAGTTCAGCAACATCCCCAGCCGCGCCTACGATCTGTGGGGCCGCGTCATCCAGGTGCCGAACAACTACGATCCGCTGGCGCGCAGCTACAGCGGCGTGTGGGACGGCAGTTTCAAGCCGGCGTGGACCGACAACCCGGCATGGATCTACTACGACCTCGCCACGCATCCGCGCTATGGCCTGGGTCACCTGGTCACCGCCGCTCAGGTGAACAAGTGGGAGCTCTACCGCATCGCGCAGTATTGCGACCAGCCGGTGAGCGACGGCAAGGGCGGCACCGAGCCGCGCTTCACCTGCAACGTGTTCCTGCAGAGCGCCAGCGACGCGTACAAGCTGCTGAGCGACCTGGCCAGCGTGTTCCGCGGCATCTCGTTCTGGACCGGCGGAGCCATCACCGCCTCGGCCGACATGCCGGCGGACCCGGTGTATGCCTACGCCGCGGCCAATGTGATCGGCGGCCAGTTCACCTACGCGGCCAGCACGCGCAAGACGCGCTATACCACCGCGCTGGTGACCTGGAACGACCCGAGCGATTTCTATCGCGCCAAGGTCGAGTACGTGGAAGACCGTACGGGCCTGGCCCGCTATGGCATCCAGCAGGCTACGCTTACGGCCTTTGGCTGCACTTCGCAGGCGCAGGCGCAGCGTGCCGGCCAATGGGTGCTGCTTACCTCGCGGCTGGAAACCGACACGGTGACCTTCAAGGTCGGCCTGGACGGTACCGTCGCCGCGCCGGGACAGATCATCCGCGTGACGGATCCCGCGCGTGCCGGCAAGCGACAGGGCGGGCGCATCCATGACGCCACGCGCACCGTGGTGACGGTGGACAAGGCGCCCGAGCAGGTGGCGGCGGGCGATCGCCTGACGGTCATGCTGGCTACCGGAGCATCGGAAACGCAGACCATCACCGCCATCGATGGCGTGCGCCTCTCGGTGGCCGCGCCGGGCTTCTCGGTGCAGCCGGAAGCGGAAGCCGTATGGGTGGTGGAGAGCGACACGCTCGCCGCGCAGACCTATCGCGTGCTGTCGGTGACCGAGGACAAGTCCTCCAGCGAGATCAGCTACACCATCACGGCGCTGCAGCACGTGGCGGACAAGTTCGCGGCGATCGACAACGGCGCGATCATCCAGATCCCGCCGATCAGCTCGCTGCCCGCCTCGACGCAGGCGCCGCCGGCGAATGTGCAGCTCAATGGGCATGTGGTGATCACGCAGGGTATTGCCACCAATGTGGTGACGATCTCCT